AGATCGCCGAGCGTGACGGAGCCTGTTCTATCGGCGGGCACGAAGCCATCAATGAACGCCTGTATCCTCGCCCGGTCCGCCTCAGTGGCGCGCGTGACGACAGGAATGATGCGGCCCTTCGCCCCGGCGGCGACAGCCTGCGGCGCGGGCGGCAGCAATGCGTTCCCGGCGTTCGTGCGCCCGACTTCCTCGGCCAGCCTCGCGCCGCCCCTGACGGCCGCTGTGCCACCGCGAACGGCAAGCCGAACGCCGGTTGGCGACAGGGGCGCGGCGACGCCGCCAACGATTTCGCCCGTAGGACCGGCGATCTCGCCGCCCACGGCCGCGCCCGCCCCGGAGAGCGCAGCTAACTTGACTGCCGCCTTTGGTCCTCGGATGAGCGCGCCCGGGCCCGCCGTGAAGCCTGCGAACTCCCCGAAGCGCCTGCCGGGTTCGCCAAGGAATCTCTCGCCCACCGCACCACCGGCCGCAGCCAGCAGCATGGATTCTGGGAAAATCGCCCCCGTGAACGCTTCAAACGCACGCCCCGGATCGACACCCGGCGCGGGGGAAAGGGGTGCGATCCGCTGGGCTTCGGCCTCCGCCTCGGCATCGGCCAGCGCGATCAGCTCTTCCCTTGACAGCCCGCGGCGGGCCATCTGGGGGCGCGCGTCGGATTCGAGGCCGAGCGCGATCCTGCGACGGCGGCGCTTCTCATCCTCCCACGCGGCGAAGGGAGAGACCATCTAAAGCCCCGGACGTTGCGTGCCGTAGTTGAACTGTGTCGGCGGGTTGAAGCGGGCCGCGCCCTGCCTGCGCTGCCCCTGGTTCATCCAGTCCTGTGACGCGCCGCCTTGCGGGGAGAAGTAGTCGCCCAGAAAGTCGGTCCAGTTGAAGTTCGCCGGGTCCTGCCCGCCACGCGCCATCTGCCCGATCCGGCCCATGAACTGGTTCTGAACCGCCTGAAACTGCTGGTCGAAAAACCGCTTCTGGTTGGGCGAGCGCGCCTGATCCCGATACGAGAAGTACCCGGCTTCGGGCACCTCGTTCAAGAACGCATCAAATACGTTGAACGGATCTGCGGGCATCGAAGGCTCCTAGAGGCCGAACCGCTTCTGCAAGATGTTCCGCATGAACCCGTAAGTGTTGGGGGCCTCGAAGCCTTCAGGGCTCGCCTCGTACTGCGCCTCCAGTCCCGGCAGCCTTCGGGCGAGCGCGCCGCCGAAGAACTGGCCGCGCTTGGCTCGCGCACGGGCGGCAAGCAACTCGTTCCACGATTCTGCCCCGATTGCCTCCCTCGCCTGCGCCGCGGCCCCCTGATCGGCGCTCCCCAGAAGGCCCTCGTAGCCCGTATTGAGATCCTGGCGCGCGCCCAACAGCCCTGTCGATCCAAGGTAGTCGTCGAAGGTCCGGTTGGGGTTGCCACCGCTGCCGAGCTTGAATGCGGCGAGGGCGGGTGCGTATTGCCCCTCCTGCCACTCCTGATACGGCGATGCGCCGAACGCGGGGATGTTGAACTTGTTGTAGAACTGGCCTCTGAAGTTCCCGAGTTCGTCGAGCGCCTGTTCTCTTGGCACCGTGCCGCCCCCGCCTTCCCCGTAACTCGTGTACTGCCCGAACGGGTTGTGGGAGCCGGTGTAGCCACTGGATGGCTGCCCGGACGGCTGCGTTTGGTCGCTCGCCAGCCCGCTGCCCGACCACTGATCGGCGAACGAGCCGCCTGAGCCTGACTCAATGACCGGGACGCCCGCGACCTGCGCGGGGAAGCCGGGCTCAGGCGGCGGCGCGACCGTCTCGCCGGTCTGCTGGAACACGACTGTGGCCGCCTGCGCCGCGGTCGGGGCGTAGACCTGCTGCTGCCCCCGTGACGTGTGAACCACATACCAGTTAGCCATCGTGATCTCCTATGCGCTCTGTCCACGAGCGCCCGGTCTCGGCGTACCCGGCGCGACGAGGCTCGGCCCTGCATTACTTGTCTCTGGCTGCGGAGGCGCGCCAGTCATCGCGTTCGGTTGTACTTGCGGCAGCGGTCCCTTGGGCTTCGCAGTCGGCTGCGAGCCACCGCCTGTATTGGTCTCGGTCCCGCCATCGTCCGGCAGCATGCCCCACTTCTGCATCATGAGGTGTATGTACTCTAAGCGGTACATGTTAGCGGTCACCATGTCGCCGCGTTCAGCCGCGGCCGAGCCGAGCGCGTACAACTGCGCCTCGGGGAGTCCGGTCTGCGCCTTCTGGGTTCGCATCTTGTCGATGGCCTGCTGCGAGTCCTGAATCCCCAGCACGTTGTCGAGGATATCGACGTCCGCAAGCAACTCGGTTGTCTTGGCGACCGAGGCCATCTGCCACTTGCCCTGATCGTCCTGCGGCAGGTGGCTCGTGAGCTCAACTTCGTAGTCGCAACTCGCCTGAAGCATCTCGGGGTGAATGAGTTGGCTGAAATACTGGCGGTGGGAGTCGCGGCCGGAAAGTTTCACGCCCTCGAACGCGCCAGTCATGAACTGGTCGTAGAGCAAGTTCACGATCTGGGTGTGGATCGCGGTCATCGCCTGCAAGCGCGAGCTGAGGACGGTTTCGGTGGCCTGCCGAAGCTGGGTGATGGCGAAGCCGGAGAGCTGGAAGGGCGTCTCGCCGTAGACAGAGTGCGGAATGGTGGCGCGCTGCCACTCGCCGTCCACGGCCACCATGTAGGCCCCGGACTCTTGCGCCATCTTCTGCAGGTCCAGCGTGTAGATACGCTCACCTGTGCGGGTGGCGATCTCGGTCCCCTGCTTGAAGGGGTCGTCTGGCAGGGTCTTGTTGCCCTGCTGGGACTCCGTGACCACGGTCTGCCGGCGAGCGCGAGCGACGATCTCCAGCATGATCGACATGATGTCGTTGCGCTTTTCGGCAATGTCCCTGACCGCGGCGAAGACTGATTCCCCAACATCCGCAATCAGGTTGGAGAACGCCTCTGACTGAAGCAGCGGCGCGGGGCCAACCAGCGCGAGGTAGACAGGGGTGCGCGGTGAGCCGTGAAGGGTGGGGGGCTTGAGGGTCTCGTTGTCCGTCACGACTTGATTGATGAATCCGTCGTAGAAGTCGTAGGTCCAGACCCCCGAACGCTCGGCGTCGGTCGTTGAGTCTTTGCCTGCAAATACCGTGGTGGCGGCGGCGGCGCCGTACTCGGAGCGTATCTGGGCGCGGGTCTTCTTGATCTTGTAGCACGCCCACGCTAAACCGTCCGGGCCAACCCCCCAGTGGATGTTGAGAGGATCCCACGCCGTGATGTCGGCGTAGGTTGAGCCGTCCGGTCTCTTGACGAGAAGGCACCGGCCTCCGACATACCCGCCGCGGACGGTGATGTGGGTGGCCTGCGCGTCTTGAATCGTCGGCTGCATGAGGCTTTTGAGCCGTTCGTCGGCCTGCCGTAGAAGCCCGATCGCAAACCGCTCCTTGTGGTCGTCGACGTCGGGGGCGTGCGACCCGGCCTCGATGTGTGGAACGCGGGTCATAAGCTCGGCAGTCGACAGCCACGAAATGATCTTGTCCGCGAACACTTTTGGCATGTTCGAGGTGTAGCGGGCGTAGTTCTCAAGGGGCTCGTTGGTCACCGGGTCGCGGTTGACGTGAGCGGTGAGCCGGTAGAGGCGGTAGTCGCGGTCCATGCGGTCGCGCATGGGCTGGACGTCCTTCTCGTGGGTGTTGGTGAGCTCGATGACCTCGGCGCGCGAGTACATCTGGATCGGCGGGGGCGGCGCTTCCCCCAGAGGCATGACCGCGGTCTGCCCCATGTCCATCGGCGGCGCGCCGTTTTGCATCATCGCGGGTTACCCAAGCTCGAACTGTCGCCGGAGGCCATTGGAACGCTTGGCAGAGCCCCCGCCGTGACGTTTCATCGTGAAGTGCTCACTTTCGCCGTAATGGACGAGGCCGAAGTGCTGCACGATTCCGTAGATGGTCGCCTTGATGCCGTCGTTGTACTTGTCGTCGGGGTCTCCGGGAATCACGTTCCCCTCCCGGTCCGTCTTGTGGGAATAAATCTCCCACCGCGGGGTTTCGTAGAACGGGCTGGGATAGGCTCCAAGTTCAGAAAGCACGCCCTTGCAGCGCGGATCGAACACGATTCCCGGCTCGCCGGTAAGGGGGTTGACCTTGAGGAACGTTTTCAGGCGTTCGGTGCCCTCGTCGATGCCGACTTTGACGCCCATCGTGGCGAGTTGGGTCTTGGCGAGCCAGATTTCGGCTACTGAGTGCGTTCCCTGGTGCTGCTCGGCGTAGTTCGGGTCGATCACGAGGGTCTTGTGGGGGTTTTTCCACCACGGGCGGCTCATGCAGATGGCAATGATGTCGTCGGTGGTCTTCCCGCGCTCGAAAACCTCATCTTTCATCTGAATTTGCCCGTTCGGGGCCATCTGGGCGATCTCGACCGCGTAGGGGTGGTTGTAGCCGGGGTCGGTCCAGATGTAGAGGGGCAATTCGGGGTCGTAGATGAGGTCGCGAATGTGGATGTGGGCGCGGAACTCGTCGGCAAACACCGCGCCCTTCGGGGCTGCCACCTCGCCCATGATGCGTTCGAGGAAGAACGCGTCGGACGACTCGCGCTTGAGGAGCTGAATCTTCGGGTCGTTGACGCCGCCGGGGTACACGTGCTTGTTGGTCGGCGAGGGTAAGACGAAGCTCTGCTGTTCTTCGGTGCCGTGCTTCCAGCTCGCGGCCATGCCGGGATACCAGCCAGCGGAGCCGTACTCGTAGGTTCCCGACATGTGCAGCCAGCCGCCGGAGGCGGTGACGCGTTCGAGGCACTTGAAGTAAGTGTCCAGGTCGATCTGTGACGCCTCGCACACGATGATCCCGTGGGGCGAGAACATCGCGAGGGTGCGGGGGTCTTTACCCGACTTGGTCTCGACGATCATGAAGGGCTTTTTGTCGTCTTTGGCGTCCTTGGCGTTCAGGTGAATGACGATGCGGCCGGGGTCGACGCGCTTGGAGTCGTCGACCGCGTAGCCCAGCCTACGGAAGTTCTCGATGATGTAGTTCCACTCGGCCCGCACCCTCTCGTAATCGGCGGCCACCAGCCAGTACAGGAGGGTCGCGCCGGGGTTGCGGTGCCTGTCCTCGTAGACGTGGATGACATGGGAGGCAGCGGCGGAACGCGACTTGCCCGCTTGGCCCCCTCCGACGACCAGCACGAACCGCTTGCGGCAGCGCAGGATGGCGGCCTGATCTGGGCCGGTAGGCTCGAAGCCGATCATCTTGAGGAGGAGCGCGGACGCGGGGCCCAGCCTCCACGGGTCTGCGATCGGCGCAGGGGCTACGGCGGTGGTCACGAGACGCGCGACTCCGCTTCCGCCCACGGACCGATGAACTTCCCCTGTGTTCGATGGCAGCGGGAGCACTCAATGCCGCCGTCATAGAGGGCAAGGGCGCAGGCAGGCAGTACCGCCATGTGGCGGAACTCACACCATCCGCACTCCACCCAGCCCGCGAAGTAGCCGTGGACGTCCTCGACGGCTCCGGTGCAGGTTGCGTCTGGGTCCACGAAAAAGGCTCCCTGAAACACAAAAGCCCCAATCCGGCGCACAGGGCGCACGCGAATTGGGGCCACGACGGGCACTCGCGAAATTGGCTACTACGCTACCACGAACGCACTCCTACTCGTTACGGGAGAGACTGGAATCCGCTGATGTTCACTTTCCCCGTGGCGGAGGCGGTCGTTTTGATACCGAATTGCTGGACGGCCTCGTCGTTCCCGTATACGCCGTGCTCGGTTACCCAGGCCATAGCCCCGCCAGAGAACTCGACAAAGTGAGCGCCCGGCTCGTAGACGTAGTTGGGGTTCGGGGTCGGCGCAGGACCGATCAGCGTCCATTGCAGCCCCTTTGCGTCGTACCAGCAGTCGTCCTCGGAGTTGAAGTAGGGGCGCTCGTCAGTCATCTGGTTGCCACAAGTTGTGAACGTCGCAATACCACCAGTAGCCGGTCGCTTTCGTCGCCAGAATGCTATCTGGAAGCGGGCCGCGCATTCCACAGCGTCGTCGTCCGAACAGCCAGTGCCAGAGACGGCGGAGGGTCATCGCGGTAGCGACTCCAAGATGCGCCGCCACCACGGGGTCTGTCGGCGGTACGCCTCGTCGTCGCTTCGCCTTGCAGCCAGCCGCTTCGCCCTAGCCATCTCGACCGTCTCGACTTCGATCTCGTCGCCCTGAATCGTCACCGTCTCGGACCCGTTGATGACCTCGATACGGCACTTGTTGTATCCCGCAAGGGGAAGCACGAAATACCCGTTCGGGTCGGTAACCGCCGTGGCGCGGACTGGCCACGTCGTCACTGCTTCTGGGAGGGTCAGGGTGGCAGTAGTCGTTCCGTTACTGAAAACCACCTGCGATCGACGTCGTAACTGGAGGCGCCCGACGTAATACCAATTCTCAGGCGGCGTCTCCGGCATACAGTCGACCTGCAACGCGGTGATCTCGCCCCACTCGTACCCTTCAGGCGGCGGCGGCAACCCCTCAATGGCCTGCTTCGCCGTCACGCCTGATGCGTCCCCTGAACGCCACGCTTCTCCCGCTCCACGCGCCGAGCGTAGAGCCAGTGAAGCGCCTCTTCGAGCTTCGTGATCGCCAACGCGTTCTCCCGGCACGCAAACTTGCCAGAAGCGGCCTTCTGGTAGAACTCCAACCGCTGCCGCGCCGCCTCGATCACGTCGTCCACGAACGCCCCGTTCGGCGCCCCAGGACCCTCCGGCGCCCGCCCCAGCGGCCCCTCCTGCCAGCGCACCGACAACCCGATCCCCGACACCAGACCCCCAGTCGGATTGCCCCCAGCGTCCACCTGGTTCTCGACCAGCAGCTTGTTACGCTCCCACATCTCACTTCCCCTTTCGGCTCTTCGCCGTCACTTCTCCCTCGTTGCGCGGACGCAGTTCTGACTCGATGCGAGCCTTGAACTCACCGTCCGGCGTACAGGCCCTCGGCAAACACACACCGCACAAGTCGAGGGAACCCTCCTTCGTATGCGAATCCCGATCATCCGAAAGCGTCCTGATCTCCAGACTGCCATGGAGGCCAGGTCCAATATCGCGGCCACACAGATCGCACAACATGACGTCCACGATAGCTACTTCCCCCTCGACTTCGCCTTCCGACACTTCGGGGAACACGTCACAGGCCACGGCCCACGCTTAGGCTTCTCAATCTTCCCGCCACAGACAGAACATTTCCCCTGAGTACCCCCGGCAGGATTCGAACCTGCATCGTCGGAAGCTAAACGCTTGCCGGGTCCTGCCCGTTGAACGACGTGGGCACGCTTCGATCCCCGCGCCTGAGAGGAAGCCGGGCTGCTTACGGTCGGTGTAGCTAGCTTGGGCGCAGGGAAGTCCTGTTCGGTATCCCTTGAGCCCACTTCCCGACCCTTCCCCCCTCGACGCTTGCTCCCAGGCGCAGATACCGAAGCCGCCCCACGACTACCCTTGCAGCCCTCATGCCTCGTGTGAAACCCGCCACACGGCGGATAGCGCCAACAGGGAGGCTTCTTCACCCTGCCGCGACCCTCGGAGCCACATGCACCCCACTAACGCACTCAGGACACCGCTCCCCTGCCGCCGACCACGTCCAGCCCTCAGCCTTCACCTCAGCCAGCGCACCCTCAAGCAACCCCTCGTTAACCTGATAGGCCGTACACCGGCAGTCTCGCTCACTCTTGTCCGAGGAACAGTCACAGTGGATGACCAACTCTACCGACATACCAATTACTGTGACAGAAACCCGTGACAGACACAATACCCGTGACAGTCACAGGTAACCGCGAAAGCCGTGACGCTGGCAGGAAACCCGTGACGGAGGCTTCCAGGCCCGCCAAAGTGGCGCAGGATCCCTATACCCGCCCCGGCGCGCACGCAAGCCTGACGGGGTGCCGCGCACCCTCACCCGTCGCCCGGCCCACCAGCCTCGCCCTCGCGTGCGCGTGGTTCCTCTGACGCGGGCGCGAGCGCTGGTAGCTGGAGAGCGTCGCGTACCTCGCCCTCCACGGTCACCGTCGCCGTCTCAGGTAGCTGGCGTGCGGCCATCTGCAGCCCCATAGCCATCGCAAGGTGCTCCGTGAGTATCCGCGTGCGCTCTGCCTGGTCGTCGGTACGCGGCTCCAGGATGCCAAGGTGACGGCCCCAGAGCTCTAGCGCACGTAGCGCGTTGGCCTGGTCGCCGACGCGGGAGCCACCTGCAGCTTGCTGGTAGCGTGCGGTGAGCTCAGTACGCCAGCGGTCCGCGGTCATTTCGGTAATCGCGAGCGCGCGGGCGCGACCGTCTTGGATGGCTTTGGCTACGATTGGGACCTTTGCGATCTTCGATGCGTAGCTGGTGAGGTTACGCGACGTGGCTTTGTAGCCTGCTTGGCGTGCTGCGTCGACGTAGGGGAGGCCAGCGATAACGGCGAGGACGAACTGTTGCTGGCGAGGGTTGAGGGTTTTAGCGTGGGCGGCCATGATGGCGAGAAGTTTACGACAGCGGGAAAGCCTTCGCCCGCTTCGCGGCGCGACTTCCCCTTTCCTCCGTAGGTTCCAATGGTCCACGGGGGTTTCGTGTCGCAATTCGTCTGTGCTGGCCGTGGTTAATTCGGGCCAGGTGACGCCAGCGATGCGGTTTGCCGAGCTGGACGGCTGGTCGAGGGAGACCTATGTGCGCGGCGAGTCCTCGACCGTTTGGATTGCTTGGAGCGGTAGCGTCATCGCGGGCGGATCACAGCGCATGCGCTCCCCGACGCTCGGACTACCGCGCCGACAGTCTACTCGTTCCCACCCCTGAAGCACACCCACAAGCTATTGCATAGGTGTTGTGTCGCTGTTAGTCTTCTCTCATGGATTCATTCACGGGAGGTTCTGAGATGAAGCATGCAGAGATCGCCGCCAACGCTCGCAAGCCCTACGCTGACGCACTTCGGGTTGCCACCGACGCTCTGTATTCCATCCTCAACGTCGAGGGTCCTGCGATGGCAGGCGGCAGGCTCGGCGCATGGAACGGTGTTGACGTCGCGTGGCATTTCGACAAAGTGCGAGGGGCCATCAACCGCATTGAAGGCAACCCCAGCAAATCGCGACCGTGCGCGGACTGCGACTCAGGCGCACCGAATATCCCACCGCACGAATGCACGAAATACGACGCCTAGCACGCGAAACCGCTAGCCGCGGTCCGCAGGTATCCCCTGCGCTGACGAGTCGCACACGGGAGAACAGAATGGTTACCGACACAGTCACCATCGACCAGTTCATTGACAACAACGGAATCACGATCAAGGCCAAGTCCGTCGACCGCAACCCTCACATGTCCGACACGGACATGGACCACTGGAAGTGTGTGCTAGCCCGCCCCGGTAAGCGAATGACCGTCACCTTTTCGAAGGGCTACGGACACAACGGCGCGGAACCAACCGCGGCCGAGGTCCTCGACTGCCTCGCGTCTGACGCGGCCGGACTCGACAACTCCCGCAACTTTGAGGACTGGTGTTCCGAGTACGGGTACAACGAGGACAGCCGGACAGCCTGGCGCACCTACAAGACGGTCGTGCATGAGGCCGTGCGCTTGCGTCACTTCCTGCTCGACGGCCTTTACGACCAGCTCCTGTACCAAGTCGAACGCCAGTAACTTCCCTCATGCCAGCGCGCCGGTCTCCCGTGCCGGCCGCTGGCTCCCACCAGCTCACGGGAGACGTGAGGGAACGACGATGACCACGGTGACTGATAGCAAGCGCCGCACTGGGCGGACGTACCGCATGCTCGTCGCCGCGATTGATGAAGCCCGCAAGGGTAAGTACGTGATGGTGTTCGCTGCCAGCCAAGCGCAGGCCGAAGCCCTCCAGAAACAAGCCGCGGAGCTAACGGGAACGAAACCGTACGCGACCAAGATCGCCGTTGATGACGGAGAGATCACATTCGAGTCTGTTACTGGCGGTCAGTGGGATTGGGATTTGTGGCGAGCCCGCGGCGCGTTTCCAACAATCCCGGTCTACGTTGACCACCACGCGATTGAAAACCGCTACGCCAAGGCCCTTGCGGAATGGACGCGGTGGGACGCATGACCCCCTGGACCCCGGCCCGCATCCGCGCCCTGCGCGAGCATGCACGCCTCACCCAGCGAGACCTCGCAGAACTCTGCCGCGTCTCCGAGGCCGCCGTGTGGTTCTGGGAGGCTGGCAGGCGCGACCCCAACGTGTTCTCACAGCGGCAGCTAGACATCGTGGCGAGACGGCAGAAGTTCGCGCTTGACACCAGTGACGGGGAGCGGCAAAGTGATGGCGTCGCTTCCCGTGAGATTGTATGATTCAGGTGTTCACCACCCGGCGCAAGCCGGTGCAGCGGGCTACCCGTCCTTACATCTCACGATGGGGGGCGACGCGGGTAGCCCGTCCTGTTTTCTGGGGCTACTCGCAACCTGGCCCGAAGGTTGTCGGGTGGGGCGGAAACCTCAGGGCGCTGGCATACCGTACAGGGGCTAACCGGCGAGCTGCACAGGTTTCGTACAGCGGGAGAACATAGTCCCAGACCGTCGAAGCTGACGAAGGGCCGCGGAAATCCGGTGACTCCCGTCGCCGTCGTGAAACCGCCTGCCGATCCCCTGGGGGGAAGGGGGGGCGTGTTCCTAGAACTTAGGGCTCCCGTACTTGCGCCCGAACAACGCGCCACTACGAGAGCGAACGGTAGTGGAAACACCGTACCGAGTCCGACGACCAAACGGCGCGGACCAACGTGCAGATGCCGGAAGCCCCCAGAAGTTCAGGCCCGTCCCATGCCCAAAACACACCTGGCGCAACCCTTTTCCCAACCCTCCCTTAATCCCGCCGTTACATCTGGCCGCTAGGCTTTCCCCCATGCGAACCCGATGCCCTGATGAGTTGCTCCACGAGATCGCGCACGCGTCCATTGAGGACGTGACGGAGCTGGTGAAGGCCGCGGTGCTGTGCATCGAGGACCTGCCGGTTGCCGTATTCGAGCGGTTCGAGGTCACCGACACCGAGCGCACCGCCTACGACCGACTGGCGCAGGCCGTGAGGAAGATCCAATGAGGCTCCCCCGCTTGCTCCGCTTCCTCAGCCCGCGTTGCGTCTGCGGCTACCGGCGACGGTGCCACAACGGACAGTGCAGGCACGCGGGATACGGGGCGTGCCAGCAGTTCAGGAAACAGGAAAAGGTGCAATGAAAACCATCTGGAAATTCTCGGTGTCCGGAATCGGGCAAGCTCACGAAATCGAGGCCCCAGGCCTGTCCCGGATATTGCACTTTGCCGGTAAGCCGATGGCCGATGGAGTGATCTTCTGCTGGGGCGTCGTGGACACAGACGCGCCACCCGCGAAGGTCGAAGTCATGGTCATAGGCACCGGCCATGCGCTTCCCGATGGCCGCTGGGGTTACGTGAATACGTTCTTCGAAACCAGCTCGATTGTCACCTTCGTCTGGCACGGCTGGGCGAAAGTGTCCGAGGAGGAACGCCATGCCCGCTAGCCCCGCCCGATGCAACGGTACGGGCCTCGCCGTGCAACCGCTGCCGAACGGCCGCGCCGCGTGTCGCAGATGCGGCCGGGTGGTCGTAGCACGCCCCAACATGACAGCCCCGTCGCACAAGAAGGAGGCGGTCCGATGACCCCCGCTAGCCCCGCCGAGACCGCCACGCCTAGGCCGTGGACGTTGATTCCATTCGCAGGCTCGTGTGCTCGTGGTCCAGGTATCGCGTCCGCTCAGGGCGATGTCGTGCAAACCTATTGCAGCAATTGCCTCGGCGATGATCTGCGGCTCACCCATGCGGACGGCGAGTTAATCGTCGAGGCCGTGAACGCCTACGACGCGCTCCGCGCCGCCGCCTGCCCCGACCCGACCCTGCACGCCGTGGCCGACGCGCCCCTGCGTCCGCTGTCGGACCTGCTGCGCACCGCCACGGAGTTCGACGAGATCGGCGACGACGTGCTCGAAATGATGAACGCCTCCATGAGCACGACCGCCATTAGGCGTTTCAAGGCGCTGCGGGCCGCCGTGCCCGAGATGGCGTTCGTGCAGAAGCCAACACCAGCAACGTCAACATCCTCATCAATGCGACGCGACCCCCCTTCGACAACCCGAAGGTCCGCCAGGCCATCAACCTGGCCCTGGGGTCGACCTACGTGGAAGAGAAGTCCTACCAGGACTACCAGGGCGCCGGCGCGCCCTGATCGCGGTGCCGCTCACCCCGCCAGATCGGCGCGGCGGCGCTCGAACGCGGCGATGGCGTCGTCCACGGTTATCAGCGCCATCACGCCGTCGTGCTCGATCACGGTGTAGTGGCCGATGTCGCGTTCGATCTCGGTGCGGCTGCGCTTGACCAGCGTGCCGTCGGCCGTGTGCTCGAGCGACTCGATCTCCCCGACCCGGTGGATCCGGTCGACCAGGTCACCGCGGCTGTAGGGCAGCAGCACCTCGAACTCCACCGCCGGCCGCGGCAGCTCGGACTCGACCCGGGCCAGCGCCTCGGCGATGCCTTGGCCGGTCCTCGCGGAGACGACCACCGAGTGCGGCTCGCGCGCCTGGAGGCGGGCGATCACCATCGGGTCGGCCGCGTCGGCCTTGTTGATGACGATCAGCTCGGGCACGTCGAGGGCGTCGATGTCGGCCAGGACCTCACGGACGGCGGGGATCTGGCCCTCGGGGGCGGGGGGGG